GTAGACATTAATTTAATCGGAAAGACCGCAAAGAGACAGGCTAGTCTACGACTAGGCTACTACCTCAAGCAGGGTTATGAGATATCAACCTTATAAGGACCTCCGAAAAATACTACTTGACATGGGTTCAAAAAATTGTTATAATATATGATAAAATATAATTGGGAAAAGATAAATAGTGAGACCAAAGGAGATTCTACTTCTATACTTACTATAGTTCATTTATTAACTTATAAAAGAATACCTGCGAGTAGGAAAGACAACACTTATAAATACTTCGGTAAAAGTTTTGTAGGGCATAGCTTTTTGCTAAACCCTAGACAATTACTTGCGGAAAGAAAAAATTATAGCAATAAAGAAGCTGCGGAGTATATCGCAGTAGCTTCATACCGAAATTATTTTAATTATAAACAAACAGGACAAACAACACTAGAGTTGATACATTTGCCTGTAACGACAACGATAGTAAATCGCAACAGATTGCTTCGGATAGAGAATGGTCTAGTACACTTTCTATTTGAAGATAACGCTAAATGGAGAACATAAATGGCATTAAAATTTAATCAAGCACAGGGGAGTGCAAAAAAATCCTCAATCGACCAGTACACTTACAAAGAAGGAGATAACATCTTCAGACTAGTAGGAGACATACTTCCAAGGTATGTTTACTGGATTAAAGGTGAGAACGGCAAAAATATTCCTATGGAATGTCTTGCTTTCGACCGTAACACAGAAACATTTAATAACAAGGAAACAGACCATGTAAGGTCTTTCTTCCCTGATTTAAAATGTGGTTGGGCATATGCAATTCAAGCTATTGACCCAGCTGATGGCAATGTAAAAGTTGTTAATCTAAAGAAAAAACTAATGGAACAAATCATGGTTGCCGCAGAAGATTTAGGCGACCCAACCGACCCTGAGACTGGGTGGGACGTTTGTTTCCAAAGAGTTAAGACTGGACCTATGGCATTTAATGTCGAGTACAGACTACAAGCACTTAAGTGCAAACCAAGACCTTTAACAGACGCAGAGCAGGAAGCAGTTGCAGAACTACGTTCTATGGACGATGTACTAGCAAGACCTACGCCTGACGCTCAGTTAGAACTTTTACAAAGAGTAACTCAACCTGCTGGTTCAGAAGCACCATCAGAAGTTGACTCAGAATTTAGCATTAGTTAAGGAGAGAAAAATGGATTATTCAATAGGAGACGTATTCCCCGAGTTTACAACAGCAGCATGTGATATTGATAACACGCTTATCGATATAGATGTACTGCAAGAAAACATGTGGACTGTAATTTATTTTTATCCAAAAGACTTTACATTCATTTGCCCAACAGAAATAGCCGATATGGATAAACTGCTGGGCGATGCTGATGTTTTAGGATTCAGTCCTGATAATGAATTTTGTAAATTGGCTTGGAAAGAAAGCAATGATATTATCAAAGACATTCAACACCCTTTGTGTTGTGATGCTGGTAGTGAACTTGCAAAAGAGTTAGGTGTTTACAATGAGAAAGAAGGAGTTCCTTACAGAGCTACTTTTATTCTTGATGATGACCATGTAATTCAACACTACTCTGTCAACGCGCTTGACACAGGTAGAAACGCTGAAGAAATACTAAGAACACTGCATGCTTTAAAAACTGGTGGACTTACAGGTTGCGCATGGCAGCCAGGAGACGATTTCGTAGCGTGATATTATTTACAGCAGACTGGCATATTAAATTAGGTCAGAAGAATGTACCAATGGCATGGGCATGTACTAGATATAAGTTGTTTTTCGAAGCTATTCATGAGCTAGAGAAAGATGAAGATATTAGTATGCACATTATTGGTGGAGACTTATTTGACCGTGTTCCTTCTATGGACGAGATTACACTTTACTTTGATTTTATCAAAGATGTAACCATACCTACTATCATTTATGATGGTAACCATGAAGCAACAAAGAAGCACAAGACTTTCTTTAGTAACTTAAAGAGAGCAACGTCTGATGTAAACCCACTAGTTGAGATTATAGATACAACCACAGAGTATATCTGGGGAACTATATTACCTTATGCAGATTTGCATAGAAAAGGTTCTATAGAGTTCTGTAATACCAACAAACCTTTGTATACACATGTTAGAGGTGAAATACCTCCTCATGTAACTCCAGAGGTTGACTTGGAAAGATTCAATGACTTTCCTGTAGTATACGCGGGTGACCTACATAGCCACTCCAATACGCAGAGAAACATTGTATATCCAGG